CGTATATCTATATTTATGGTGCTAAAATACAGGATAAAGAAAATCCCAATGGATGAATTGAACGAAATAGAAAAGCAGGCTTTAGAAACTATCAATGCAATATTAGCTAGGTTTCCTGCGGTTACACAAGCATTAAAGAATTTTGGTGATGCCGCCAAAAAAAGCTCTGCTGAATTTAAAAAATCTATAGAAGATCTTAACAAAGACATCAAGAAAGGTCGTGCTGGCTTTACTGATCAACTGCGTATGCTTGAAAATCTCAATGACGCCCTTGAAGATCTGGGTAAGCAGGTCAAGTCTACCGAAAATATAGAGAGAAAAACGGAATTAGAAAAACAACGTGCTGCTCTTTTAGAACAAGCCGCTCGTCAGAACACAACAGAACAACTAGAATATTTTGGCGAAGAATTAAAAAAAGCCGCTATCACGGGCACAGGTAGATTTGTACGTGATCTGCAGTCTAATGCTAGCTCTGTTACGCTAACCAGCGGAATATTAAACGCAGGCATCGATGTTGCGGGAGCTGCCGCGACAGGATTAGGTAAAGGACTGCAAGCAACAGGGGCAGCAATGTCACTCTTGCATCCAGCTGCTGGAATGCTGGTAGGTGGCTTTGGAACTCTCACCCAATTTGTAGGCGAAGCTGGTGCTAAACTGGCAAAATTTGGTGTAGAGATATTCGCTGTAGAACTTGAAAAAACAGTCAAGGCATTCCATGACATCAGTACAGGCGGAGCACTATTCACTGATGGTATGGAAGGTATGCGAAATGCTGCTAAAGGTAGTATGCTTACCTTGGAAGATTTTGCCGCAGTCGTAGGAAGACAATCAGCTAATCTGGCCGCCACAGGGTTAAGTGTGCCTACCGCAGTACGGAAATTAGGTGGAGCATTGGCATCAGGTGGTGAAGGCATGCGTAAAAATCTTCTGAATCTAGGTTTTAGGATTGAAGAACACGGTGATCTAGTTGCAGAAACTATGGCGCTAATGCGATCAGGTGGAGGACCATTGAGAGCCGGTAATGATCAAATAGCTATAGAAACACAGAAATTAGGTGAACATCTCAGACTTGTTGCTGCCATAACAGGAGAAGATGCTAAAACTAGATTAAAAGCTGCACAAGAACAAGCTAATCAATTGGCTTTCCAACAAAAACTTGCTGCATTACCAGAACAGCAAAGAATTGCAGTAATGAAGGCTTTCAATTTAGCAGATGTTGAAACTCGTAAAAACTTTATGGATCTAGTTAATTTTGGAGCTGTAATTAATGAATCAGGTGCAGCAACAACCGCTGTGGTGTCGGCACAAAAAGAAAAACAAGACCGTATGCTTAGTTTATATAATCAAGGTACACTCGATGAGGAAAGTTTTTTAAATATTAAAAGAGATCTAGATGGTAAAATACTTGGACAACTAAATGATCAACAAAGTGGTCTAGGGGCAATAGCAACTGCGTCGGCGGCAGGAGCAGATGGATTAGTGCGCGAAATTTCAGAAGGAGCTTTGAGAATTCGAAAAGATCTTTCTCCAGATCCAGACGCTCTTACAGAAGCTGAGCGAGCTGTTAAAAATCAAATGGGCACTACTAATCTGCTTACGGATCAAATGAATACAGCTGCTATACAAGCAAAAGGACTAGCTATTGCCCTGCAGGAGGTAACGTTAAAGTTATTACCATTTGCGGCTTCTATTAATGCAAAAGTTTTAGAAACAGCCAATGCCGCGGCAAAAGCAGTAATGGGGGGTACGGAACAAAAAGCACCTTTTGCCTCACCAGGTTCTTCGGGTTTCCCACAATTATCTACAAATCCGGTTATACCAATTACTAGATCCGGTGGCACTAGTCAAAAAGCACCCGCAGTTTCTCCACAGAGTGAAGGTAAAGCTCAGGGTGGTATTAGCAGAGGACCAGTCAGTGGTTATTCAGAAACTCTACATGGTACCGAAGCAGTAGTACCACTGCCAGATGGTAGAAGTATTCCGGTAAGCATGGACAGCAGTAGCATCACAGCTGCAGTAAACCAACAAAGCGGCATCCTAGCCGAAATACTCCGCGCCATGCAAAACAACAACAGCCTAACATCACAAATAGTACAGAACAGTTATTAACCTGATAAATACTGTTAACTTAAAGAGATTATATTATGGCAGGTTGGAAAAAATATTTCAAAGCAGCAAATCCAGAAACCAGTGGATCGATGAGTCCTATCAGTGGACGCACTAATGCAGTAGATCCAGGCTATCGTAACTTTGCCAGCAAACTACCAGAAGTCTACATCGGACACCCAAATCGTACAGAACGCTATAATCAATATGAACAGATGGACATGGACAGTGAAGTCAATGCGGCCCTAGACATTATCGCTGACTTCTGTACACAGAGTAATTTAGAAAATGGTACAGGGTTTGATTTATTCTTTAAAGAAAAACCAACCGACAATGAAATTAAGATCCTTAAAGACCAACTCAACCAATGGTGTAACCTAAATAAATTTAACAAACGCCTGTTTAAACTAGTACGCAACACATTAAAATACGGTGACCAAGTATTCCTACGTGATCCAGAAACGTTTGAGTTATATTGGACGGAGATGCACAAGGTAGTCAAAGTTATCGTCAATGAAGCTGAAGGCAAAGAACCAGAACAATATCTGATTAAAGACATCAACATCAATTTTAAAAATTTAACAGCGACCAGTATATCAGCCAGTGATACGTTTATTAATCATCCACAGGTTGGCGGACCAAGTGGTAGTTACGTGCAACCAAATACTCCATACAGTGGCGGTACACGTTTTAGTCATGCACAGAATGAAGCACCAATTGATGCAGAACATGTAGTACATATAAGTCTAACAGAAGGTCTGGATGTCAATTGGCCATTTGGTAATTCGATCTTAGAAAGTATTTTCAAAGTATTCAAACAAAAAGAATTATTAGAAGACGCTATCCTTATCTATCGCGTGCAACGTGCTCCAGAACGTCGTATCTTTACCATTGATGTAGGTAACATGCCCAGCCATATGGCCATGGCCTTTGTTGATCGTGTTAAAAATGAAATCCATCAACGTCGTATTCCTACACAAACAGGTGGCGGTAGCAACATGATGGATGCTACATATAATCCGTTGTCAACCAACGAAGACTATTTCTTTCCACAAACAGCAGATGGTCGCGGTAGTAAAGTAGAAGTTATGCCCGGCGGTAGTAATCTAGGTGAGATCACTGACCTACGTTTCTTTACTAATAAGATGTTCCGTGGTCTACGTATTCCAAGTAGCTACTTGCCAACAGGTGATGATGAAAGCGAACGTGGATACAGTGATGGCCGTTCGACTACAGCATTGATCCAAGAATGGCGATTTAATCAATACTGCAAACGCTTACAAATGTTGATAGTTGACAAACTAGACACAGAGTTTAAGATGTTCATGCGTTGGCGTGGTATTAACATTGATGGCAGTGTATTCGAATTACGCTTTAATGAACCACAAAATTTTGCCAAATATCGCCAAGCAGAAATTGATGCTACTCGTATACAGGCATTTACTAGTCTTGAGCCCACCCCATATCTTTCAAAACGTTTCTTGCTTAAACGCTATCTTGATCTCAGCGAAGAAGAAATGCAGGACAATGAAGAAATGTGGAATGAAGAAAATCAAAGTGCTGAAGAAACCACAGCACCAGATGCTGGCCTACGTGCAGTTGGTGTAACCAACGCTGGTATACAGCAAGATCTTGATAATCTGGCACCAGTAGCACCAATGCCAGGTGAAATACCTGTAGGAGCAGCACCAGAAACAGCAGGAGCAGCACCAGAAGCACCTGGTGGTAGCCTAGGTTTATAGGCAATTTGGTAAATACTCTTATGAACATCTTAGAAATATTTGAACCTACTCCTACTGGCTACGCCACAGAAAAAGACGATAATTCTGCGGTCAAGCTCAGCGACCTACGCAAGACTAAATTAACATTAAAACAGCTTAATCGTCTAAGAATCATGAATGATGTACGTAAGTTAGAACACGAGCAAAAGTTAGATTCAGTACGCAATCAGTATAAAGCCCCGGCTGCTGAAGTACCAATGATGTAATTATCCTCCAAAAACAATCAAAAACAACGCATTTAACCCCATTTCTGTAATCTAAGTGTAAATATATAAACATAATACATTTATTCAACGTATTAGTCCGGATTTAATATTAATTTTAAGGAGTTCTTTCATGAACAAATATGAACAACTGATCGAGCACATTATCAATGATGAAACTGATAAAGCTCGTGAATTATTTCACACAATCGTGGTTGAGAAATCACGCGATATCTACGAAAATTTAATCGATGAACAAGACCTAGGAGAAGTAGGTGGTAATCAAGTTGAAGACCTAGTAGACGAAATCACTATCGATGAACAAGGTATGACTGAAGAAGAAGAAAGCGAAGAAGGATCTGAAGAAGATGCTATGGACGCTGAAGAAATGCCAGGCGAAGAAGAGCAAGGCGAAGCTGAAATTGAAGATCGCGTAGTTGATCTTGAAGATGCACTTGACGAACTTAAAGCTGAATTTGACGCACTAATGGCTGGTGAAGAACACGAAGAACACGAAATGCCAGGTATCCACGGTGACAAAGATGCTGACGAAATGGAAGGCATGATGTACCAAGAAGAACAATCAGAGTTTTATGAAGCTAAAGAAGACGACGAAGAAGACGAAAAAGCTGAAGAAGTTGATGAAACTATCGTTCGTGAATACGTTGAAAAAGTAGCTGCACCTTCAAACAAAACAGAAGGTGGTGAAGTTGGTAAAGGTGGATCAGCAAACGTAAACAAAACTTCAACAGTAGCTGGTAAGAATGACATGGGCGGTTCAAGCGCAAACATCGCTAAAGGCGGCGCAGAAGCTAATCCAGATGGTACTAGCCCAAAAGCAACTGTTAAACCAAAAGGCGAATTAAAAGGTGCAGGTTCATATGAAAATGTTCCTGGTGCTAAAGCTGGCCAAGCATTTGCTAAAAAAGCAACAGCAGTTAAGAAAGAAGAAGGTGCTGTAAACGCAACTTCACCATTAGCAAAATAATTAGGAAACTATAATGGCATTTTATCTTAAAGAGAACTTAACTTTTGACGCTGCGAGAATGGAAGTCTTGACTGAAGACTCGCATGACGGCAAAGGTAAGAATCTCTACATGAAGGGCATATTCATCCAGGGTGGCGTTAAAAACCACAATGAGCGTGTATATCCAGTAAATGAGATTGAAAAAGCCGTTTCTGCATTAAATGAACAAATCAAGGGTGGTTACAGCGTCTTAGGCGAAGTTGATCACCCAGATGATTTGAAAATTAATCTAGATCGCGTTTCACATATGATTATTGATATGTGGATGGATGGTCCTAACGGTTTTGGTAAATTAAGAGTTCTTCCTACTCCAATGGGTACATTAGTAACAACCATGTTGGAATCAGGAGTAAAACTTGGTGTTTCATCTCGTGGTAGCGGCAACGTGAGCGAGGGAGACGGCAAAGTAAGTGACTTTGAAATAGTCACAGTAGATGTAGTTGCGCAACCAAGCGCACCAAATGCTTATCCAACAGCGATTTACGAAGGACTGATGAATATGCGTGGTGGCAGTAAGGTATTCGAGATGGCACGTGAAGCCAGCGCAGATCAAAAAGTACAGAAGTATTTGAAAGAAGCTGTAAAAGGCTTAATCAAAGATCTAAAAATTAAATAGGAGATCACAATGTTAGACGCTATCAAACCATTGTTAG